TAATACTTAACTGTGCCTACAGTGCCACGAACGGATTTTATTCTGTTATAATCAATCTTAGTCAAATCATTTCCGTCGTAAGTAATTTCTAAAGGCAAAATAAGCTGATTTGGATAATCATATATATACTGATTGGCCACAGACAAAATAGGATCAAAAGTCTTTCTGTAAAGAAGAGTGCGTCGGCACATCTCCCTTACAGAAAGATAATAATAAAACTCCAAATCAGAATCTCCCCACAGATAAGGAATTTCTGTGTCAAACAAAAGCTCTCTTACTCTTTGAACAAGCTCACTTCTGTTCATCTTCTTTTGAATCTAGCAAAAGTTCATTAAAAAGTTTATCATCAGTCTTTTTCACTTTTTTGTTCACTTTTCTTTTAACTTTCTTCGGTTTTGGAGAATCTTCAATCAAGACCATATCTTTACGTTTAGCTAAGGCTTCAGTGTAAATATAAATTCGCCCTGTTGTAATCTGTTTTAACTTGCGCATCCCTACCTCCAAACCTAATAAAAGGGGGCACTAAGCCCCCTTTATCTTATTCCATCATAAAGCCAAGTGCCCGAATTTTTACCTTACCTTTCACAGTAACAGCACCAGAATACGTAACAGTAAGGTCAATAGTGTCTGAGCCTGTATAGCGTTTCCCAGACGTACCATAAGCATCTGTGCCTATAGCAGTACATACTATAGTGCCCGCACTTGCTTTGAGGTCCACAGAAGCGTCAAAACCATCAGTATCATCTCCATCTCCAATATCAGCCGTAGCTGATGTAGCAGCGTCTGAAGGAGTAACAATTTCAGTTTCAACAAGAAGAATTCTCATTCCTGCTTTAACAGGGAGAGCCTGTACAACATCGCCGCTAGCTATGTTAAGAGCATCCAAATCAATTATATTTTCCAATACAAAGGCTACTCCTGATCCCTTAAAAGGGACCGCAGCCGAGTGTCCGCCAAGCCCGTTAATAGTAGCCATTTGTCTTACCTCCTAAATTAAACTTCAACATACAATACGCCGAGACTTCCAGGCTGAATAACAGCAAAATCATACACCACCAAACCTTTCATAGCTTCGGCAAATGTGTCCTGGGGCCTATACATTTCTTCTCTGGTTAACTGCGTAACAAACACCAAAGCAGATTTATGGCCAAAGTAAATATAAGTACAATTTGTCCCACCATCATTCACAATAGGCAGCAAATTAGAAATATAAATGTCAAAACGGTCAATGGAGCCTATCAATCCGCTTCGGAGAATAGACTTAGCGTCTCCAGTCAGAGAAGCATCTTTAAGGTCAGATTTTTTAATCAGTCCAGCAATATGCGGAGGCATAACTATAAACCTATCAGTAGAAGGTCTATTCTGCTCATCAAGAACAGTTCCGCAGTCCACTATGTAATCAATAATATTATCCTTAGTCAGCGTAACAGGGGAACCAGTCGTTCCGAGATTGAACTTTCCAGTTTTAGCTCCTGCAGAACTTCCCTGATTAGCATCGTCCACATCCGCATAAATAGTAGCAAAGACTTCAGTATCCTGAGTAATCTTAAGCTGTTCCGCAGCATCGTCCGCATATTTGCCCATCATTTTCAGATCGAACTGCTTAATATCAATATCATCCAAAGCAAAGTTATAGTACTTGGCCTTATTAATTGAAAATTCTACATAAGGGCTTTCAGGATATTCTAGATCAAGTTTCTGGCCTTTTTTGTAATCCTTAATAGTAATATTAGGAACAGTCCTGATATAGACTGTATCCCCGACGTTTTTAACTTCGCCTACATAATCCACAGACGAAATGTTAGCCACAGTGCTAGCTTCATAAAATTTCTCAAGGGTTTTTCCTGCAAAAATTACAGGAATATTCTTGGTAGCATTATAATCAGGATAACCTGGCACTTTTGCAACTGGCATAGTTGACCTCCTAATCTATCACACGATTTTCTCGGATGGCCTTTATAAACTCGGCCTCCATTTGAGTTTTTTGTTCAGGAGAGTACCTGCCTAACGCAGCATCCCTATAAAACTGAACTATCTCGTCCCGCTTTATCAGTCTGGGACTCTGCGGTTGTGTTACGGCAGCCTGTCTCCTCGGAGGTGCAACGTTAGCCGAGGGCTGGCTAGTAGCCTGTTTTTCTTTCTTATAATCTAAGAAAAATTGAGCTACTTTATGAGCATCACCTTGATTAAAATATTCCAACATTAACTCATGCAAAGTCTTGTCCGAATAGGGGGCTGGACGCTGAAGCCACTCAATAAAATCAGGGTCAGTGTTCAGTGTCTCCCAATCGGGTACAAGACTTGCTAATGTAGCCTGAAACGTACTTTGAACAAGTGGCTGAACTTTATTTTCAACCGTTTTTTCTATATCAGGAATTTCATCTTTCTTAACAAATTGAGACGTATACTTAATAAGAGCATCATATACTTCAGGCAATGTATCCTTAATAACAGCCAAAGGGTCTTCCTGCTGAGAAGGAGCAGGAGGATTAGACACAGATTGAGTTTTAACCATATCTTCTAGAGTAGCCAATTTGCCTTTAAGAAATTCGTTTTCGGCCTGCATTGTCTTTAGCACATCCTGTAATCTTCCAATTTCTGCATTGTATTTACCTTGTAAAGTCTTATATCTCTGTTCCCATACGTCAGAAGAAGGTTCTGGTTTAGGTTCAGGTTCAGCAGGCGTTGCAGGTTCTGAAGAAGATTGAGAACCTGTAGAAGAAGGTTCTGGTTGAGTAGGTTCGCCTGTCTGAGGCTTATCGTCCTTATTATCATCCTTGTCTTTATCAAGTAATTTTTTCTCAAGGTCTCTTGCTTTATCTGCTTGTTTTTTTACTGCGATTGGTACTGGCATAAAACCTCCTATTAGCTAATAAGTTATTAACATACTACGAAATATATTTCAAATTCAAAACCTTATACTCATACTGCCCAGTTATTTTCTCATCAGGACCATAAGTAGCTGTAACAGTAACTAAACGGCGTTCATATTTATTATTAGGATCAATAATTCTATTCTCAGTAGGAGACAAAACAATTTCAATTGAAGGCCCTGGAGACACCGAAGTATCTCCTCTTATTTCTATGTCGTTAGTCAAACAATGAATACTATAAGTCACAGCCTGAGGGCTTTCTACTTCCCCTTCTTTGTTCTTGAAAGTCAGAGATAAATAGGCTGTGCTATTTTCGTTTATTATATTTTTCATAAACCCTCTATGACAAAGTTATTTGAAGCTCAAGAGTCCACACTTGGCCCGAAGCTTTTGTTCCCTGATCTTCTACTTTCCTATTCATCAACTTGTTAGCTGTAGAACCATTCCTCACAGCGAACTCTTGCCAACTAAAATTAGCTGTACTTCCATCAAACTCAGCCCTAAAAGTCACTGTTTGACCAGAACGTTGTGGGTATCCTGTTGCCATTGATTGCCAAGCAGTGCTACTTCCTTGCAAATCTGTCTGAGAAGCATCAGCAGCAGTTGTTCCGTTTCCTACTCCTAACTCAGCATTAGTATTATCATAAGCAGTAGGAGAACCTAGACCGCAAATCAAATCCCACATCTCGCCAATACCTACATTCAATAAAATATTACCCTCAACAACCGAAACTGCGGGTAACTCTCGGCCTTCAGCATCTATTACTGGACTAGGGGTTTTATTTTTAAAAGCCTCTTCATTAGGATAACGAGTTATTATCCACTTACTTTTGTGTCCGCCTTTTTCTACGACCATAATTGCCTCCTAAGTGTAAAGTTTAAACTCAATTTCATTAGTTCTAAGCCCAAACTCAATATTTGATTTCTTAAGCCTAAAAGAGATACTAACTAACTTAACAGCAGTATCATATCTTAAAATTACATCAGTAGCAACTCCTAAGTCAATTATAGATAATATTGTAATTATTTGCGTAATAAGATCAAGTCCTTGCCCATAATCCTTAACTGGAACATTAACTACAACACTACTTAATATGTCTAATCCTACTCCACCATCAGTTATTACTTTTAGAGCAGTTTTGGCTATCGTTAAAATTTCCGCTGAAGTTGCAACATCAGAAACAGTTAAAAATACATTTATTCCAACAGAATCGGTCCCAATTGCACCATCTGTCACACCTAAATTTGCGGAAATAGAAGAAAGCGAGTCTGTGCCTTGCCCTGATTCGGATATACTTTTGATTATTTCTGTTAAAACAGAAATTACATCTACAGCGAAACCAAAGTCTGATATAGGAATCCTAGCAGAAATAGAAGATAAAATATCGTTGCCTTTGCCAGTATCAGATAGACCAAAAGATACGTTTAAATAAGAAACACTGTCCGCTCCCAATCCACTATCAATAACTTGTTTTAAAAGCTCTTTTAAAACTATTATTGCGTCTAACCCAGACGCTGTGTCTGACAATGTCAAAGTTGCTGATATACCGCTTATATTGTCTTGGCCTAACGTAAAATCAGGAACAGACACATTTACAGTAACAGAAGCTATTAGATCAGAAGCGATGCCTGAATCAGAAATGGTTTTAAGAAGTTCCTTTAATACTGAAAGGCTATCTGAGCCTACTCCTGCATCGGAAATTGAAAAAGTAACGGTCAAAGAAGAAATAGAATCAGAAGCAGTGCCAGTATCTGATACAAAAGCTGAAACAGGTATAGAAGGTAAATTATCTTCCCCAAAACCAGAATCATTTATATTTAACAAAGCTGAAAGCTGGGATAAAAAATCAGCCCCTGACCCTTGCTCAGAAAGGTCCAAAGAAGCTTGGAGGTTGGGAGTAGAATCTAAACCCGTTCCAGTATCATTTATAGAAAGTAACGTTGTTATCTGGAGCAAAGAATCAGAACCAGAGCCATTATCAGATATTACAACGATCTCACCTCCTCCACTCACATACTCATCTGCTCCAATGTCCCAAGGTGCAGAGCGGGTCTCGCCGTCTATGTCGTCAGTGAAAGCTAAATATGGATCGGATGAAAGGTCAGTACCTGCGTCTCGTGCTACTGTATCAGAAGCATCTAGATGGAAGTCATCATTAGCTGCATCTACAAAAGTAACTGTAGCGTTGTGGATTGAATTTGGCCCTGGAGCTGTATTATCTGAAGATACGTTGTAATCAGAAGATGAATCAAAAGTCCCAACAAAACAAGTAGTACAGTCAACAATGTTGTTGATAGC